CAGAGTTGGAAAGGGAATACTCAGCTTTGCAATGCTTATTGGCACGGTTGCGGTGGTTAATAACCCAAACGGCCTTGGCATCGGGCTTGCGCTTGATTAGCTCGCCCGCTTGTGCTGCTGCTTCTAAAGTTGTCTGGTAAACTACATCACCATTTGCGGTGATAACTTGCTTTACTTGTGTCATCGCTAGACCTCCTGCGACTGTGTGTCACAAGGTCTAGTCTGATGGTGCTGGCGGAGAGACTCGAACTCCCAACCGCCCGATTACAAATCGGGTGTACGCCACAAGTAGACCTTGCTTGACTACATTAGAATCACAGTTTGCCAAGCCTTGCAAGCCCTAAATAACAAATGGCGACACAAATACACATCGGGCAGTTCTAGCGGTGATTCGGTAGGGGTATGCGCTGCGTCACATGCCTTCAATCGCTCTAGGTTGCTCTGTGGTGGCATGTTGTCCAAAGCACTACTGATGTAGCTTGCGACACCCAAAGCCTGTCAGCGGTCTTCCTTGGTAGGGTGTAGCCCACCAGCAGCCGACACAATGGGCTAAAAGCCTCTAGTCGTGCTTACTGATGAACTACAGCATAAAGGTATGGCCTCGGTTTAATTGTGTCCACCTCTAAGATATACCCATTGGAAACTTGGGGGAATAGGTTAGGAGTCTTAGGAGTGCGTCAGGTTGCCTTTAGTTTAGTTGTATTGGTTCTATTACTTAGCACTATAGACAACGAGTGATCGAGGATTGACCTAAGATGACCTAAGAGTGCTTAACTTATCCTCTAATTGACCCGGTCTGCTTTTAGTCCCAATTTCTTTAACAACGAATAACGACCCACCTCAGACAATAATCACAAATGCCTAATGCCTATTGATTGTGTTGTCGTTCTATCCACCCGACTGGACATCGGGCAGCACAAGAAACCTAGGTAGATCAAGCACTTAGCAGCGCAGCGATGCAGCTTCGGGACTCCTGCCGGCAAAACTGACCCCCGTACACCGTAAAATAACAGTGATTTCAAAAGAGAGCTAAAGCCTCGGCGTTGTTGTTGTTGTTCCGACCTTTTGCATGAGAGGCCCACCCCAGAAAACATAAGGAAACTAAGATGGCTTTGGAATCAGGCACATACATTAACTCCCTTGTCGCCACCAACCCAGTAGCAACGGACGGGCTTGCCGAAGCTGACGATCACATGCGCTTAATCAAAGCGACCATCAAATCGACATTCCCTTCTATCACTGGTGCAGTCACAGCTACACACACGCAGCTTAATGCTCTCTCTGGCTTCACAGGCACTGTCGCTGATCTGAACTACGCAAAAGACCTTAATGCCACTGGTGTCACAGCCACAGAGTTCGATTACCTCGATGGCGTCACAAGTAGCATCCAGACACAGCTAGGTACAAAGCAAGCCACAGTAACTGGTGGTGCTACAACTATTCTGTCTTCTGACATTACTGCTGACAAAGCGTTGATTAGCGATGCTTCCGGTAAAGTGGCAGCAAGCGCAGTGACCAGCGTTGAACTAGGCTATTTGGCAGGTGTCACAAGCAACATTCAAGCGCAGCTTGGGGCAACAGGAGTTGGCACACAGCCAACCATGCAAGTCTTTGACACCGCAGGGTCTGCAACGTGGACTAGGCCAGCAGGTTGCGTAAAGATTAAAGTAACCGTGGTCGGCGGCGGTGCAGGGTCGGCATATGCCCAAGGCACGTCTGGCGGTGGATCGCCCACAGGCGAAGCCAGAGGTGGCGGTGGTGGCGGTGGAACTGCTATTAAACTGATTGACGTATCTAGCTTGGCTTCAGCGGCAGTAGTTGTAGGTGCTGGCGGTGTCGGCGGCATTAGTAGTTCCGCAACAGGCAAAGCTGGAAGTGACTCAACCTTTAACACATCAGTTGTCGGCGGCGGCGCACCAGCAGTGGCTGCCGGTACTCATCCAGCCGGAATACTGGGTGGTGCAGCCGGTACTGCTTCTGGTGGTGACTTAAACATTGGCGGGCAAGCTGGTGGAAATGGCTTCTTTGGTGCTGCACCTCAACCTACTTCAACTTTCCTAGAAACCTTTTTAGGTGGTCAAGGCGGCTCATCCACCCACGGTGGTGGCGGCGTAGGTGGTGCTGATAGCGCAACTGGCGCACTAATTAGCTCACCAAGCGATGGTGGTGGATATGGCGCAGGAGCAGGTGGACAAGCTCAATACAATACTGGATCGCAGGACGGCAAAGTAGGCGCAAGTGGTGTCGTGATTGTTGACGAGTATTACTAAAACAGGAGCAATTGATCATGGCTATCATACCTATCAGGCAGCTTGGCGATGCAGGTGTATATACCGATGTTTCTCCTTACAACATACCAATCAACGCATTTAGCCAAGCCTTTAATGTACGCTTTGATGAGGGCAAAGTGCTTAGAGCACCTATCTTCAGAAAGATCAAAGACAGCCTTGGATTTACCCCAAGGTTTGCATACGGCATAGTTCCACTGACAGGCTTTGATACTGTTGTGATGGTGTCGGATGACTATGTTATCAAGGAGTACGGCTCTGGCACAGTGAGTGATCGCTCTGGTTCCATATCGGGATCATCAGACCCCCGCCCCTACACAGGAACCACACTAGCCGATGTGACCTACCTAAACAGGCCAGACAGAGTACCAGTGTATCGAGGGCCAGCGGGTACTGACTTTGCTGATTTACCTAACTGGCCTAGTGACCACAGAGCTGCCTCTCTTAGATCATATGGTGATTTCCTTGTCGCTCTTAACATGACAGAAGGAGCTACTAACCTACCAACAAGGGTTAGGTTCTCTAACTTGGCACTAGCTGGTGCAGTCCCAGACTCATGGGATGAAACAGATACGACTAAGAGTGCAGGGTTTAACGACCTAGTACAGATTAAAACCCAGATCATAGATGGTGCTACTTTAGGTGCTAACTTTATCATCTACGCATCAGATCAAGTCTGGATGATGGAGTTTGTCGGCGGTACTTTTATATTTAACTTTAGGAAACTGTTTACTGATGGGGGCATCATTAACCGAAACTGCGCTGTAGAGGTCGAAGGTAAACACTTTGTATTTGGTGCTTTTGACATCTACACCCACGATGGAACTTCCAAGCAAAGCATCTGTGACGAGCGAGTAAAGAACTTTATCTTCTCTAGCTTAAACAACGCAGAGGCTGACAAGTGTTTCGTACATCACAACCCGACACTAAACGAGATATACTTTTGCTATCAATCTGGTGATCAGTACGTTCACTTCCCTAACGCCAACAGGTGCAACAGGGCAGCAGTTTATAACTACAGAAACAATAGCTGGTCTTTTATGGACTTACCCAACATCAGCTCCGGCACGGTTGCTAATGTAAACTCAGTTACAACCTACGCTACCAGTACAACAACCTATGACCTCACAGGCGGCACTTACTACCAGCAGCAGGACTCATTCAACAGGCATGTACTTATGGTAGGCGAAAGCGTGTCAGCAGACGGGATCACATCTGACAAGATGTACGGTGTCGATCTTTCTGATGCAGGTCAGATTGCTTTCCAGTTAGACACTGAAGCAACTAAACCTGTGTACCTTGAGAGAACAGGTCTTGACCTAGACGAAGGTGGTCTAAACGCATCTCAGTATGTTGTCGTTACCCGTATCTTCCCACAGGCTGACACGACCAACACCAACGACACTACGATGAACTTTGAGTTTGGTGCATCAGACATCCCAAGGACTACCCCTACATACGCAAGCCAAGTCACATTCGATATAGCCACAGATCACAAGATCGACTCACGGGCGGCTGGGCGATATCTCAGTTACCGCATAACACTTGATGACAACAAGGACTTCGAGATATCTGGGTTTGATCTTGATGTCACACCTACTGGTAGGAGATAGCAATGGCTCTTAGTGATAAAACTAATGTTGTTGTGCAGACCTACACTAGAACCCAGTTTCCAGTTCTTGAAGAAGGTATCAGGCGGTATATCCAAGATGAGCTACAGCGTATAGAGACATCACTTAAAACAGTGACACAGGCATCTATTCAAGTGCTCGATAACCCACCTGAGAACCCAATCAAAGGCATGGTGAGATACGCAGTGTCACCGTGGGATCCACTAGGTAACGGCTTCAGTGGTCTTGTCGTTTACAACGGTACGGCATGGGTATCGGTTTAATTTAAGGAAAATAATGATATGTTTGGACAAATAGCAGGAGCCTTAATTGGCGGCGTGATGAGTAATAATGCTGCCAAGAAACAGGCAAGCGCAAAAAGGTATGCCACAGACATGCAGATGCAAGGCTACACTGACGCTCGACCTTACATCCAAGATATGTACAAGAAAGGGACAGATGCTCTAAACAGTTCCCTTAGTGCTGGCTCTTACGGTGGTCCTACTTACGCTGTCATGAATGACATGCAGACCACTGGTGCCAACAATATGTACAACCTTGGCAACAACGCTTTTGATCAATCTGGCAACCTCATGAACTCCACAGGTAACTTTGGTGGTAACTATGCCGACCTATACAATGCAGCAAGCGCAGATCGCGCAGGTGTAGCAGAGGACTATGTAAACGCAAACGCTGACCCTATGGTTAATCGTGCGCTGCGTGATAGCACTCGGATGCTTGAAGAGGACACCCTACGCAACATAGGCATGGGTGCATCAGCCACAGGCAACGCTAATAGTTCCAGAGCTGGTGTAGCAGAGGCCATAGCTGGTCGTGGTTACATGGACAGAGCTGCTGATACAAGAGCTGACATTGAAAACAGATTACGCAATGAGTCATTTAAGAACCAAGACTCGCAGTTTAGGAACATGATGAACGCCAACGCTGGGATGTCCACTACCTTTAACAACGCTTTTGGTATGGGCAACACAGCGTCAGGTAACATGGCTAACGCTGGTGCTATGTTCCAGACAAATGACCAGAATATAATGAATGATAACAGAGCGCGGTTTGAAGACGACCGTGATTTCGCGTTGAACCAGATCACTAGATACAACTCTGGCATCCTTGGTCGTGCTCCACAGACAGCAGGTGCCGTAAGCCCTAATCTTGTTGATCCCACTACAGCAGCTTTGGGCGGTGCTTATGCTGGCTTTGGCATGGGTAAGAATATTGCAAACGCTTTTCAGCCGCAAGCGCAGCCTACGGTTTACGGTGGATACGGTAGTAGCGGCCCATCGACAGGCTTTGGCTTTGGTGGAGCAAGTAGCAGATCACCGTATCTGTATGGTGATGGATACCTTGGTGGAGACTAAAGCACATGCAATTTCCAAGTGGACTACTCAACATAGACGGTAGCCCCACACCAGCATTGATGGATGCCATTAGACATAGCGAGACAGGGCATCTTAATGATGCACAGGCAGTGGGTGCAGTCAGTAAGAAAGACGCTATTGGCCCTTACCAGTTACTCCGCAAGAACCTGCACCAGATGGGCTACAAGATGCCTAAGAACATTAGTGAGGCTGACGCGACTGGTATTGATACATCAAGGGCATTAGCAGCTAAGTACGTCAAAGGTTACAACCAGCATCACAAGTTCAATAACCCATTACATTCTCTTGCTGCTTTTAACATGGGTCCGACAGCAACTGCTAAGTGGATCGAGGATGGTGCAGACTTTAACAAGCTGCCACAGGAAACCAAAGATTACGTTACGAGAGCATCCGTATTCTTAAATCAAGGACAGAACGACATGATGCCTAATCAAACTGGTGCATTGAGCACAAACAATACTGCACAGTTACATCCTGACCTACAAGCTGATGTCGCCAAGATGCGTAACAACCAAGTGCCAGAAGATGTCATCTCTGATTACATTGCTCAACGCAGCCAGTATTACGACTCATTAGCACCTGCACCTACACCACAGGCAGCTCTCACTCAGGGTAACGCTGTAGCACCTGTTGCCGCACTAACAGCCCCTGACGACAGTTTCATGTCTCCAGATGACGAGATGCTTGCAGGTGGTGAAAACCCGATGTTCGGGAACGACAACCCAGACGCTACTTGGGCTAAGGTTGGTGCGGACATCAAACAAGCTCTTATGGGCAAGGACAGGAACCAAAGAGCAGCCGAGCTTGCACGGCAGCAAGCTATGTCAGCCGAGATTGACAATGCTCCTGACCCTGTTGAGCTTCCAAACACAACATTGCCTGATGATGACAGTTCCGTACCTGCTCCTACAGACCAAGGTGTACTGGCGATGGATGCGGCAAGGAACCAGC